CGAGCATTGTGGAAGCACTGTCACTCAACTTTACGACATCACAAGACTTTCAAACTAATAGGTGAACCTTTAACGGAACAACTATTACTTGAAAATCTCGGTTATGATCTAAAGGAGGAGGAAGTATTTCTATCAGGCGACTATGAAGGAGCTACGGACAACTTAAAATCGTGGGTATCGGAAACTATTGCTGAAGCAATAGCCGACGCTATCTCACTATTTCCAGTTGAACGGAAGCTCTTCCTCAGAAGTCTAACGGGACACATTATAGAAGGCGTCCCTCAACGCTCCGGACAGCTAATGGGCAGTATCACATCATTTCCTATACTTTGTATTGCGAATGCAGCAATGACTCGATGGGCCATAGAGCTTGCAGAGAAACAGGTTAGAAGCCTGAATCAATGTAGACTCATGATCAATGGAGATGACATTGCAGCAAAAAGTAATAAAAATGTATATGCATTCTGGTCGAAGATCACGTCACTAGTAGGATTAAAGGAATCGGTAGGAAAGACTTTTGTAAGTAGGCAGTTTGTAAATATAAATTCAACAAACTACATCTACAAAGAAGAGCCACATCTACTGAAATTCAAAACTACGAATGGAAAGATCATCGAGCGCAGAAGTCGATATGAGCTCGTAAAGTATGTTAATCTAGGTCTACTCCACGGATTCAAAAGGTCCGAGGGGGGTAAAGTAGGTCTCAACGACCTAAACTCCAAACTTAATAACATAGCTGCACGAGCCCGGAAAATGATTGATCTGGCGCCTGATGCAATCAAGGAAACGGTATATAAGAGGTTTCTCAACTTTCATCGCACTCTTTTAAAAAAAACACGTTTACCATGGTTCATACCTCAGTGGTTAGGTGGAATCGGACTGCCAATAACAGAAAGGCACAAACCTTCGACGCTAGACTTACGAATAGCAAAGAAGATTGTGCTTAACTGGAAGGCAAGACGACCCATCCAACTGACCGAGGATCAACCATGGAGAATGAGAAGATTAGCAGAGAAGGGTATGCCAGAGATTCAATACTCTACAGAGAGACTAATTGGAAACGAGTCGTACAATAAATTAATTGCCTATAGGACAATTAATTTATTGTTCGATAAGTCAATCCATCTTAGTGATCTCTACGAGGAAATACTCAATGAGAAAAAGATCAATGAAGCTTTACGTCATAACGTTAGTATC